GATATAGGTCTGCGCCCCGCCCCCATAGCTGACGGTCTGCCGGCTCCCGTAGCCCAGCCCTTCCGCCGGGGTGACGTAGCCGCCACCGGCAGCGCCGCCCACATAAATCGCCGCAGCCGCAGCCTCGAACGCCTTCTGCGCCACCTTGAACCCGGAAGGCACGTTGGAAAGCGACTCATTGAGCTTCTCAAAGCCCTCGGTAGATTCCTTGACCGCCGCATTCTGCTCTGTAGTCGCCATCGCGGCGTCGTAAGTCTGCCCGGCCAGGTCGTCCATCGCGGACCACATCGCGCTCATGTCCATACGGGGGATCTTCACCTCGATCCCGATGGCCTTCAGCAGCTTCTCGATCTGGTCTAGGATCCAGTTATACGCCTTGTCGATTCCGCCCACAATCATCTGAACCACACTTGCCAGGCCATCAAAGAGCATTTTGAGGCCGTCTACAAGCAGGTCGAGAATCATAAAGATAGGGCGTAGCGTGATTTCCAGCAACATAAAGAGCGGCGCGAGCGGCTGTAGCGACTGCATCACAGCGCCCAGAATGGTGCCTACAAGCTGGAACACGCTCTGTGTCAGACCAAAGAGCGTGCGGCTCAGCGTGTCCACGATGGACAGGAGCGGCTGGATTGCCTGCATCAGAAAGCTGAAAATGGGGCCGAGAATCTGGAAGAACGTCCCCAACTGCGCGGCGAACGGGGCGAAGGACTGCATAGCCTGCGCGATAAACTCAAACACCGGCGACAACGCCTGAAAGGCCGCTTTCAAAGTCTGCGTATCCGTAGCGCCGAACTGGTGGATCACCTCAATCACCGGGTCGAAGATTTCGGCGAGCTGCACAAAAGCCTTATCCATCGTATCCATCGCCCGCTGTAGCTTCAGGTTGGAGCCCACAAGCTCGACAGCCCCGGCGATCACAGCGCCCCAGACACCGCCCGTCTCTGCCCCGCTGACCACGCTCTGGATCATGCTCCCGAGCTTGCCCAGGTTGCCCATCAGCTTATCCCGCAGCCCCGCTACAAAGTCTTTCATGGCGTCTGCGGCCTGTTGTTGCGCCTCCTGTAGCAGCTGCGACTGTTCCGCCATCGCTGCACCGATGTCTATGGCGTACTTCTGCGCCTTCCCAGTGGATAGCAGGCTTTCCAACTGCTTGAACTGGTCGCCGTCAATCAGCCCCCGGCTGAACTGCGCGGCGATGTCAGCCGCAAGCAGGTCGAACCGCTCCATAGCCGAAAGCGCTTTCGGCGGTACAACCTCCTCAATGAGTTTCTGTGCCCGCGCGAACAGGTCCGCCCCCGGCACCTGCTGCGGCGCATAGACCGCCTCTGCGGCCTGCTCATAGAGGGCCACGAACGCCTGCAACGCTGCCTCTGCCTCCCTGGCTTCGCGGGCGTGGTCCTTGAGCGCCTTCGCTGCCGCCTTGTGCCCCGCCGTCGCGTCTTTCGACGCTTGCGCCTCCAGAATCTCCTTCTCGGCCAGCGTGCCCACCACGTCAGCCGTCGCGCCGATCTGGTCCGCAAGCGCCTGCTGCTTGGCCCGGTACTCCTCCACCGTGGCCTGCGCCTTGCGATAGCGGTCGCTCTGGAGGAGCATCAGATCGGCCGTGTCCTGATTCGCCGCCTTGCCCCGCACCTGTGCCCGGATCGCGTCCGCCGTCGCCTGTGCCATCTGCACCTGCGCCGCCGCCGCATCCAAGAGGGGCTGCTTCTGTGCCCGGTACGCTGCCGCCGCCTTCTCGGCTGCCGCTGCCGAGTCGGTCATCTCCCCGTTGGCCACCGCGATTTGACGCCGTAGATCGTCGTCAATGACGCCGCCGGTGGACTTCGCCGCCGCCTGCCATTGCTCCAGAATCTTCCGGTTGGCCTCGACTGCGGCGTTCGCCTTGTCCGCATCCCGAGCAAGGTAGGCATACGCCACGCCCAAGGCCCCCGCAGCGACCGCTACGGGGCCGAGGATGGCGGCAAGCCCGGCGAGCGCGCTGCCGACCGAGGCGAGTACGGGCAGAAGTTGGCCGCCTTGCTGGATAAGCACCGTGGTAAAGGGGGTTCCAGCCGAAAGCTGACTTGCGGCGTCCGACACCTGATAAAAGCTCTGCGTGGCGACCATTCCCCAGTTGGTAGCCGCCTTTCCTGCTGCTGCCGTCTGCTTGCCCACCTGACCGAGCGCCGCAGCCGTGCGGGTGGCGAGGGCTGCGCGTGCCGCGTCCGCCGCCGCTGCGTTGCCGCTGATCGCCTGTAGCCGGTCGATTTCGCGTGACGCCTCGTTGGCCGCCATCGCGATCCGCTGCATGGGGGTGGCGGACATCGCCTGTAGGGCCTGGGTGGCCTGCTGTGCCTCGCTGGCCACGCTCCCCAGGGCAGTAGCCGCCGGGGCCATAGACTGCGCTGTAGAGGCTCCTGCGGCCTGTGCGGCGGACTCCACGGAGGCGAGCCCGGCAGTAGCGGAAGCGATGGCGCGGCTGAAGTCGCGATCCCGCAGCTCCAGACCCGCCACCACTGTCCCGACGTTCAGCTCTCCCATGCTACCTCCTGTGTCCCGCCCGGCTCTTGGCTTTGGCTTCCGCCTCTGCCCGTTTCCGGGCCTTCTCCGCCTCTTCTGCTTCGGCGATGTAGAGGCAGATCAGAGCATCCACCTCTATCGCGGGCCAGTCGAGGACATCATGCGGCGCGCACCCGTGGTCACGGGCGATCCGCACTATTGCCCGGAACCGTCCATCGGCTGCGGCGCTTTTGGGCTCACCTCCTCCGCTTTCGGGGTGGCGCGCTCGTTGAAGTGCTCCAGACACCGATCCGCCAACAGCGAGAGGGGGCCGCCCATTTCAGCCTCGTTCAGCGCCTTCAGAGCCGCGTCCACCGTCGCAAAGACCGGCACGTTGCCCGCATCCACCACCAGGGAGAGCAACAGCGCACGGGCCTGGACCATCGCCTCGCCGGTTGCGGGCTTGGCAAGGTCGTAGAACCGACCCCGGATGCCCTCGGTCACTGGTCGCAGGTACACCTCCAGCGGGCCGTCGGGCGTGGGGATGGTGATCAGCGTGTTGGCGCGGGTTTTGACGAGAGCAGCGAGGATGCTCATGGGGCCTCTTAGAAGTTGACGGGGGTTACGCGGGTTCCATCGGCGGCGGTCGGGACATCCGACGCGAAGCCGAAGCTGTAGGTCACAAGGTCAGCGGTAGCCGACTGCGTGCCAATCGTGAAGAGCTTTGCCCAGAATCGGGCGGTGCCGCTGCCGGGGGTGATTTCGAGAACGACAGAAGCACCATCGTTGTAGCGGCTCTGCCAGTCCTGCGTATCCCCGCCGCTGTCCAGGTCGTAGTCGAGGCGTTCCAGAATCTCCCCGTTGCCGCTGATCGCCTTCATGCCCTGGATGCTGCTCTTTTCCTGGCTTCCGAACACGGAAGTGTCAAGCTCATCCGCCTCTTCGGTGTATTCCACCATACGGGCAGACGCCCAAGAGAGCATGGGGTAGTAGTCGGCATCCACCGTGATAGGGCCGGTCTTTGAGCCGGTAAAAACGACGGTTCCGGTGAGGTAGTTGACGCTGGAGATATCCCCGGAGGAGATAGCGACCGCGTTGTCGTACCACGTCGGGGTCACGCTCGGATCGAGTACGCGCTTGGCAGTATCGGTGATCTGCCAGGTCGTAGTTGCACCCGTGCAGGCTTCGGCGGTCACGCTGGCCGCCGTGCCCGATAGCTTTACTGTGGTCTGCCAGCCTGCGTAGTTGCCCATCAGGGCACCGCGACGGCGGCGCCCTGACCGCGCAGGTCGAAAGTCTGGGTCACAAGGTCCGCAGTCGAGGAGGACATCGAAGCCGAGAACACCCGGAAGGGCCGATAGAATCCGTTGGTGCCGTCCGCCCGGAAGCGGATGTACACGACGGCGCCGTCAGCGTAGCGCGCCCGCAAGGCGGTCTGTCCGGTGTCCGCCGGGTCGTAGTTGCAGGTGAGGCTGCACCCGCTGGACTTCATACCCTGGATGCTGGTTTTGTTCTGGCCGCCTCCCAGATAGGAGGTGTCCAGCTCGTCCGCCTCATCCGACCAGTCAACGGAGGTGACCCCGTTGACCGCCACAGAAAAGGAGGTGTTTGCACTCTCGTAGATGTCGCCAGGATATCCTGCGGTCACAGCCATATTTCACCCACTGTATCGAAGGGAGACGTTGATAGAAAACCGGGGCAAATCGTCGTTGCCCATGCCGAGATCCACGGGGCCGCTCTGGTCGCAGAGGCAGTCGATGTAGCCCGACGGCGCGAAGCGCTGAAGGCGGTTCCAGATCTGCCGAGCCAGGGTCAAGGCCGCGTCCCGCTTGTCGGGATTGCCGCGTACAAGCACCTGAACCGAGAAGGAGCGCACATCGGCGCTGTTGCCGAGGTAGGGCACCGGGGGTAGCCCGCCGTAGGGTGCGCAGAACACCGACGCCGCAGGGATGCCGCTGGATACCATGCGTTCGGGGCCGGAGAAGAGGTTGGTGCCGCTCGTCAGGCTGAACTGACCGTTCAGGCGAGCGGCTACGGCGGCTTCGGGCGCGGTGGAGGGCTCAGCCATACAGCGCCTCCTCTACCCGCTTGGCGATGTGCGCAAAGGCGGCTTGCGCCTTGGCTTCTACGGCGTTTTCGAGGTACTTCGCCTCGCCGACCGGGTGGTGGGCGGACAAGTCCTCATGTACATAAATGGCGTAGCCTGCCGCCGGTCCACCGAAGCCCACCTCTACATGCGTGCCGCCGGGGGTCGCTGTGGGAGCGGTGACGTAGCCGGAGCCCTTCAGGTTGCCGAGATCGACCGGGACACGGCGCTTGGCGTCGGTCATGATCATGTTCCCGGCCTCAAAGAGCCCTTGGGCGCCTTTCGCACGCATGGCGCGGTGAAGCTCGGTAAGTCCGTTCTGGATGCCGCGCACGCTCATACTACCACCTCGTAGTGGTCCACCGTGGAGCCGTCCAGCCCCATCAACTTGTGAACCTGGTGGATGGCGCGCGCCTGTGCATCCGTGGAGTCGCCCGGCAGCCACACGCGCCCGCCCACGTCGGGAGCGGGGGAGGC